TAAGGTCTTTTTTTCTTTTTCTGTCATAGCGTCAAAGCTAGAACAAAAAGAGTAAACAAATAAAAAGAAGTTCTAACTAGCTGGCAGTTAGGTTCATACGAAGGTTGAAGTCCATTAGATAGCGGACAATATACCGACCGTCATCGCTTCGGGTCTGCTCCTTACTTGCTCCAAGGTCGCTAACGCTCTCAAGTTCCAAGTCTAGGGTTCTAGCCTCGTTGTGGATTTCGCCCGTTAAGGTGGTGTCCTGAAAAGCCTTATAGACCAGGTCAATCAAAGTATTATGGTTGGTGACTGAGTACGCTGGGCTTTGTTCGTAGAAGATCACTCCCGTGGTAATCGTATAATCATAACTCAGGTCAGTCTGTGAACCCGTTCTATCTGCGCCACCTATATCTATATAAACGTACTTGTCAAGGTCGCTCACGTTGGTTCTGCTATACTGAATAGCTATTGAACTTTGCCCATTGGCGTTTAAGACGGTTCTTATTGAATTGTGAACGAGCCGCATTATATCGGTAGTCTGTCGCATAGGGCAAAAGTACGCCCACGAGCGCAAGCCGTTTAAGGGGTTCTTGACTTGTTTCATACGTTTGCGTACCTTTGTGGACATAAGAAGCTAGTAGAAGGCGGCAACGAATCGTTTAACTAGCAGACACCGAAGAGGTTAGGGGGTTGGTACTCCGTGAAAGCATAAGTCATCCAGTACCGTTATCCCGAAAGGTAGCAGCCGTAAGGTGGATGACCGAAGGGGTGCAAGTGATCTCTAAAGCGACAAACTCAAGCCGTACCGAAGCAAGATTTATTTCCTCTCTAACGGGGGGAAGGGGGGCAGTACTTGCTTTGGGTGGCTTAGATTTAGAGCGAAAGAATTAAAATTAATTTACTACATTTGTCCTATGGCTCAAACACAACCACGGGGGTTAATGCCTCAGACACTTGCCGAATACTTGTTTTATCAAGGGTATAGGTACATTGAAACCAATAGAGATAGTGGTGCTATCGTTGCCTATAATGGTTCTGAGTTAATTAGAGCGGTAGCGTTTAAGACATACCAGGTTGAACTATTCCTTAGAGATAAGGGGGTACTAGGTGCAACCTTTCACGCATTGGAACGAGAATGGAAGTTCTACGATCACGATGCTTGTCTAGACTATATAGAAAATAACGGGACACAAAGCCAACTGAATTCACTTATAGAGAGTGGACGGGCTGAATTTAACCCTAATGATATTGAACTCTAATCCACAAAAACAAAAACAAATGGATTTAATTGCAAAGCTGACACAGATTCAGCACGACCTAAAAGCCCCAAAGTCTAACTTCAATTCTTTCGGGAAGTACAAATATCGCTCTATTGAGGACATCCAAGAAGCGGTAAAGCCACACCTTAAAAAACACGGATGCGTGTTAAACTTCTCGGACGAAGTTGTCGAGGTAGCTGGTAGGGTGGTTATTCAGGCAACCGCTTGCATTCAAGACGGTAAAGATGATTTAAGCGTTACGGCATATGCTGAAGTGGATCAAATTAAAGGGATGAATATGGCCCAAGCGTTTGGCTCTGCTAGTTCTTACGCCCGAAAGTATGCCGCTGGTGGTCTTCTGCTTCTTGACGATACAAAGGACGCTGACGGAACCAACGACCACGGTAAGAAGAAAGAAAACGACTTTGAGAAGGCTTTGATGTGGCTGACTGCTAACCCAACTCAGAACAATTACGACAAACTTGCCGTAAAAATGGGTTCGGTGTTTACAGATGACGAATTTAAGAAGCTTCAGGCTATTGTTGAACTTGCAGAAGGACTCAGCAAATGAAGACGGAAGAACAAAAGAAAGACCTGGAATGGTTCGATAATGGAGGCAGCGACTTTGACAAAAGGTACGGTAATAACCTCGCTTACGTAGAAACTAAGCCCGTTTGGATGCAATGGAGGGAAATAAGATTAAATGGTGAAGTGGATTGGAAAACGGGTATAGGGAAGTTTGGTTTAATAACCGACATTGACACCGAAGAAGCGGAAGAGGCAATAACCATATTTGATGGGTTTGACAATGACTATCCCTATTGGGATGAACTATCCGTAGAATACCAAAATTTAGAATGGTGTGAACTTTCAGAATTAAACAAGCTATGAAAATAAGAGCAAGCGCATTAGGTCAGATAATGACCAACGGAAGAGGGTCGAATACTATCGGTGCTACCGCACTAACTGCCCTCAAGGAAACGTATCTTTTTCACAAGTACGGACGTACTAGGGAGATCAACACCGCACAAATAGCCAAAGGGTTAGCCGTGGAAGAGAAGTCCATTGCTCTGCTGGGTATGGTAGACGGTGAACTTTACGAGAAGAACACGGAGCGGAAGTCCAATGACTATATAACTGGTGAGGCTGACATCTACACGGGAGATAAGGTCATCGATGTTAAGAGTTCCTTCGACATCTACACCTTTCACAAGGGTGAGGGGCCAGTTAATAAGTCGGGAAAGCTTACACCTTATGGCTGGCAGTTAACCGCCTACGCTTGGCTTTGGGAAGTGGAAGACTTGCAACTTAGTTACTGCCTTTCTAATACGCCTGAAGACATTGTCGAGGGTCTTATTTATAGGGAGGCTCTTAAATTGGAGGGTGGGGATTCTAATCCACTTTATACCAAGATTCAAGAAGAGGTAACGAGAAACCATACGTTTGATGACATCGAAATACACGAGCGTGTTAGGTCTTTCAACTTCAAGGTTGATCCAAACAACTTCCGACTTATTAAGGCTAGAGTGCAAGAATGTCAAGAAATAGTAAAGCGTTGGGACTCGGAAGGTCTTGACTAGTGTTAACTTAGCAAAAAAATAAAAAGATGCTAAATCTGAATTGTGCTGGTAACTCAGCAACACACAAGTTCACGGAAGCGATTGGGGATAAGCCGTGCCGTTTGTCTTTCTCAGTAGCCGTTAAGACGGGTAAGGACTCAACTGCTTGGGTTTCTTGTTCGATGTACGGGGTAAGAGCAGAAAAGCTATGGCCCTTCTTTAAGGATGTCAAGTCAATTAAGGTAGCCGTAAGCGGAAAGCCTTGGGTAAGTGCGAAAGGTGATAAGGGTTATTTAAACCTAGCCGTTGACACACTGACCTTTATGGGTTCCGAAAGCAAAGGGGATGCGCCCGAATCCTCAGACGGACTACCGTTCTAAGCACCTGGGTACGATCGACTATCCCGTTAAGGGTGCTTTATAGGGGGGCTTCGGCCCCCTTTTATATTTGTGGTAATCAAAAAGACTGCAAATGGCTAAGATGGATGGGCTTTACGTCCGCGTACAAACTGACTCAGCAACACCTGGAACGGATGCGGCAATCGCTGGGGTGGTTAGTTCGGCAATGAACATCACTACTAACGAGATTGACACCACTTCTTACGAAGGTAATGGGGACTATACGGGTATAGCTGGAACTCGTTCCGCTGACTTTTCCGCTGACTTTCACCTTGAGGCTGACGGATCAAACCTCACCACGCTGATGGCTGACCAAAAGTCTGGGACTATCCTTGATTTTGTTTATGGTGGTACTACTGCGGGGGACTTCCAAATCTCAGGAACTTGCTACATTACTGCTATGAACATTACTGCTAGTATTGATTCAGCCGTTAACGTATCAATGTCTTTCCGTGTTACTGGTGCTCTCACTCTTGGGGTTGCTCCTTAATTAGTTTTCTCTATTTGTTTAAGGGAGGCTTCGGCCTCCTTTTTTTTATTCAATTATTTACATTAGCTTTGTTGTAAACAATAAAAACAATGAAGCAAAGAATAACCGTTTACGACATTTACGGGCTGACCGAAATGCAAGAAGTAAACTCCGTAGAAGTAGACTACAAGGTTGAAATAATACCCAACTCAAAAGAGGGGTTCAGATTTTCATTTAGCGGAGAGGCTACCGTTAGCATAACGGAATACAAAACCGAAGAGGCATTTAGTGACGGGTGGACGAACCACGTTAATAGGATTGACAATGAGTATGATGTTACCCTAGAGATAGAAGACTTCTACTTTAAGGACGCTCCAGGTACTGAGTTGAAAGATTTCGATCCCGTCCTTTACATTGAGGACTTCAATGATAGCCCCGTTGTTTACCTAGAATTTGAACTAAGATGAAAAACCTATTTGAAAGACTAGAACGCCACGGGGTGACGTTTGAGAAAGACGTTATCCGAACCCTCAAGGTCAACCTTTACCCCTCTATGCTTCCGCTTTACACCGCTGCTGGTGTGTGGTTTGCGATGCGTAACGCTGGGGTTGTTGAAGGCCGTTTCTCCTTTACTAAATTCATTGAACTTTTCGAGGATGCTGAAGCTTAGAGATGTACTCCTTTTTGCGTGTGACTATATGGGAACGGACGTTAGTGAGGTGATGTCCAGCACTAGAACAACGCCACTAGTTAAGACGCGTGTAATTTATGCTAGTATAGCTAGGGCACTAACCAACAAAACCCTTGGAGAAATAGCCTCTTTGATTGGTAGGGATCATGCCACAATCATCCATTATACGGATAGGAAGCCTTCTGAGGTTTACCGCGATTTAATCTTAAACGCCACTAAAGCCTTCACCGATAAACACGGGCACGAGTTAGAGGCTTTCACCGACCAAGAACTTTCCATCTTTGACCTGAACGATAAGCTTAAACTTCGGGTCTTTAAGGAGCGAAAGAGGTCACTAGAGAACCTACGAATAATTAAGGGGAATCTTGACGAGGTTAAAGAGAAGTGGGTTAAAGCCAAGTTGTTACCTTTGTTAAATGAGGAAATCTCACGGCTCAACACTTTGCTGGAGTTGCGGGACAATGTTCCTGAAGAACAAAAAAGAGCAAATGGTTTGCTCCGTGGAGTGCGCCATAAATCTCCAAAGTGGAGTAATGTCTAAGAAGTCTACTTGGACACATTCACGTTGGCTAGAGGAACTTCAGAAGGACGTGAATAAAGCCGTTCGGTTAATTGACCAAGGTCACCCTTGTATAAGTAATGGTTCAGCCTTCAAGGAGGGTATTATGGACGCTGGGCATTACTATGCTAGATCAACTCACCCCGTTCTAAGATTCCACCTTTTGAATATTTGGGGACAATCTAAGTACGACAATAGATTTATGGAAGGAAATCGTCAGGGCTTCTCTAAGGGACTTTCTTTGGTGGGTGGGGATATCCTACTAGAAGAGATAGAAACGCTCCCACAAGTCTTTAAAACGGGTAAATGGAGTATTCCTGAGTTGGCTACCGCTCGTGAAGTGGTTCGGTCGTTCGTTCTTGACTTTGAGAAAAAAAGCTACTACCTTGAGAATGAGGACAGAATAAAACTGAAGAGGGAGTTAACCGAATTAACTGGGCTTTATGATGGTCAAAAGGTTCATTAACATCCAATAGGGGTCACAATGATGCATATTAACACCAAATAGGATGACAAGCGTTAGGATAGCTAGGGTTACTGAACTTGAGCCTATAAAGGTTGAGCATACAGATGCTATTGACCAGGTTCTAGATGGCTTCGCTTTTAGTGTTAAGACGCTTTTGACTATCTTTATTTTCACCGTTGTTCTGTTGTTTAGCATTTGGGCCACTTGGAACCTGAAGAATAAGCTAAAGATAGACATAGTTAACGGGCCGCACCACGAAACGATTGACGAATTAAACAACGCTTTTGGTATATGACACGAGCCGAACAGATTTCAAGGGTCTACGACCAACTAAAGGAACTCCAGCTTTCCAAGAATGCGGACTACGGTAATAGTGCCTTTGATGATGTGGAGGTGTTTGGTGAAGTGATCCCAGCGAAGAACGGCATTCTAGCACGGATAGCAGACAAGCTAAAGAGGTTGGAAAGTGAGGCGCTGGAAGTGAGCGAAAGTAAGGCAGACACTATAAAAGATTTAATTGGTTATCTTGTCATCCTATTAATACTAGATGAAACACGGTAGCTTATTTAGTGGAATTGGAGGCTTTGACCTGGCGGCTGAATGGATGGGGTGGGAAAACGTGTTTCATTGTGAATGGAACGAGTTCGGGCAGAGAGTTCTTAAACACCACTTTCCTAAAGCTTTATCTTATGCAGACATCACGAAGACAGATTTCAATGTTCACAGAGGAAGAATTTCAGTCTTGTCAGGCGGCTTCCCTTGTCAACCCTACTCAAGTGCTGGAAAGCGACTTGGAAAAGAGGACGAACGCCACTTGTGGCCCGAAATGCTTAGAGCAATTAGAGAAATTCAGCCACGTTGGGTCGTGGGCGAAAATGTTCTCGGCCTTACTAATTGGAATGGGGGGCTGGTATTCGAAGAGGTGCAAGCTGACTTGGAGGTTGAAGGGTACGAAGTCCAACCGTTTATACTTCCAGCTGCAAGCGTCAACGCTCCCCACCGAAGGGACAGAGTTTGGTTCTGCGCCTATTCTACCAACTCCGAACAAGGTGGATTATATATCAGCGAGGACACCCGAAACATTCGAGAAGACCAAAGCCAGGTGGGCAGAGAAGGGTGTAAATCTACAGATGCCGCTGAAACAAATGGCGAGAAACGGAATGCTCCCGACTCCCAGTTCAATGATCGATCGGAGTCACCCAGAAACTTGGGACAAAAGAGCGGAGCGCAAGGCGAAGGAGGGAATAAACTTGCAGATGGGCTTAACAACTATGGCGAGAAAGGGAATGCTCCCGACACCGATGGCTCAAGAAGCGGACAAGATCACGGGCAAGGAAAATCAGAACTCGGTCACAAAGGTGATACGCTCCCAAACTGGGACAACTTCCCAACTGAATCCCCCATTTGTAGCGGAGATGATGGGCTTTCCAACAGATTGGACAATATTACCTTTCCTAAGTGGCGAAACGAATCAATCAAAGCCTACGGGAACGCAATAGTACCCCAAGTGGCACACCAAATTTTTAAAGCAATTCAAGAATATGAAGAGTCCTTATTACACTGACCCCAAGGTTAAGGAGTTAATTGACGAAGCATTGCACCAGTGTGCTATTATCTTTGCTAATCTAGGTTGTACCGATACAAAGGAAGCCTATGACGAGGCCAAGGAACAAGAGCAAAGGATTCTAACGAAGTTGATGAACCACGACCCTGAGGTTATAATGCGCCTTCTCAATGACTAAAAAGCAGTTAATTACCCAATACATCGAAGAGAACCAGCTTCACAATGAACCTAAACGCACTATTGCTAGAATGGTTGTAAGAGCCTTCCCCGAAGTGTTTGAGCAGACAGATGAGCAAATAAATAGCGTTAGGCGGCAAGTGACCAGCATTCTTCCTTGTAATAAGATCACAAAGGAGAACAGAAAGAGGGTAGAGCGTGGAATTGAGGCGTTAATACCTAAAGCGTTAAAGAAGGGTTCTAAGACGTTTAATCTTCCTGAAGGTACTTGGATAATACTTAACGACATTCACTTTCCCTATCACGATGAAAAGGCCCTTAAAACGGCTTTAATGTACGCCAAAGAAAGGGACGTTGATGGTATTCTTTTGAATGGGGACTTGTGCGACTTTTATAGTATTTCTAGCCACGCTAAGAAGTGGGACGGTGTCGACCTGATAGGTGAAATAGAAATAGCACAAGAGTTCTTTCAGGGTCTAAGAGAAGAATTCCCTAGGGTTAAGATCGTTTGGAAGTTGGGGAACCACGAGAATAGGCTATTCAGGGACTTGAATAAGAACGCTCCTTACATCGCTGGTTTGCTTTCTATGAACTTTGGAATGAATATGGGTATTGAGCAGTTTTTCAAAACCAAAGAATACGGGATAGAAGTCTTGCACGACCAAACAATAATAGACGCTAACGGGCTTCTAGTTCTTCACGGTCACGAGTACGGAATAGGTGGGGTTAACCCTTCTAGGAAGATGGCCCAAGAACTGAAAACGTCAGCCATACAAGGACACCTTCACCGCTCGGAGAGTTACAATATTAAGAACGGCCTAGGTCAGGACATTATGTGTGCTACTATGGGATGTTTGTGTAACTTGAACGCGGAC